GCCATTGCAGAACTTGACGATATTAAATCAAGAATGCGAAATGAGTATGAGATGCCCGCTTTGGACATGATTGGTTAGTAATATGGTATTAAATTCATTTTTTTTACAAGGAAGTAGTTCTGAACAGAATTTAGTTCAACAACTAATAAACGAACAACTTAGAATTTATGGCGTAGAAATAATCTATATGCCAAGAAAATTTATTTCAGAAAAAACAATAATAAAAGAAAATGTTCTTTCTACATTTGATGAAAGTTATGCATTAGAAGCATATATCAAAAACTATACTGGATTTGGGGGAGGGGGTGATATTCTCACAAAATTTGGAATTCAATCAAAGGATGAATTAAATTTGATTATTTCAAAAGAAAGATTTGAAGATTTTATTTCCCCATTTATGATTGATAATGATGGTGATGTAATAGATGAGTTTAAACTTGCAACTAGACCCAAAGAAGGAGATTTAATATATTTCCCACTATCTGATACTATTTTTGAAATCAAGTTTGTTGAATTCGAGGTTGAATTTTATCAACTTAATAAATTATATGTTTATGAATTGATATGTGAGGTATTTGAATATGAAGATGAAATTATAGATACCGGCATATCCAATCTTGATGACAACTTTGCTGAGGAAGGTTATTCAGTCAAACTAACTTTGGTTGGAATTGGGCAAACGGCGACTGCCATAACAACTTTAAGGACTGGTACGATTTCAAATATCACATTAACAAATGATGGGTTTGGGTATAGAAGCACTCCCACTGTAGCAATTGGAGCTGCTCCATCAGGGGGAAGTTCTGCATCAGCAATTGCAATTATGAGAGAAGGAACTACTGGGACATTCTCGATTAATAGATTAGAAATTACGAATCCTGGAGCAGGATATACTACATCCCCATTAATTAGATTCATTGGTGGTGGTGGATCTGGTGCTGCGGCAACAGTTGGAATTGTAACAACTGGAGGAGTTGGAATTGTTACTATAAGTTCTAGTGGATCTAAATATGTATTACCTCCTTCTGTTACATTTACTGCAGCACCCCCTGGCGGAGTAACAGCAATTGGAACAGCAATTGTAAGTGCTGGTGGTACAATTAACAGTATTAGAATTACAAATCCAGGACTTGGATACACTACAATCCCATCCATCACAATTGGAAATCCATCTGGTGTTGGTACTGGAAATTTTGTACTCAACGAATTGGTTGTTGGTGCTGCATCATCTACTTCTGGAATTGTAAAAACCTGGGATGCGGACACTCGTATTCTGAAAGTAAATAATGTAACTGGAACCTTTAGGTTGGGTGAAATTGTGGTGGGATCTGCAACAACATTTACTAATGTTGGTATTGGGACAACTGGAGTGTATGTAATTTCTAAAATTGAAAAAATGACAGATACTGATATAGATGCATTCGAAAATTTTGATCAAAACAAAGAAATTCAAGATGCCGCAGACTTAATTATAGATAGTACAGAAAGAAATCCATTTGGGTATTACTAATGTTAGGGACTTATTTTTATCACGAAATTATTAGAAAAAACGTTATTGGTTTTGGAAATCTTTTTAATGAAATCTATATTACTCATCAAGATTCATCAGGAAATCAAAAAAGTGAAATATTAGTTCCTATTGCATATGGACCTATTCAGAAATTTTTAGCGAGAATTGAACAACAACCAGAGAATAAAAAGCAGTCACTGACTCTACCAAGAATGTCCTTCGAAATGAATAGTATTCAGTATGATTCAACAAGAAAGGGATCTCCCGTTCAAACATTTAAATCAGTTAATTTAGAAAATAATAATATAGTAAACAAGGCATTTATGCCTGTACCATATAATCTGGGGTTTCAACTTAATATCTTTTCAAAACTTCAAGACGATGCATTGCAAATTGTTGAACAAATTATTCCTTTTTTCCAACCAGCGTTTAATATTACTATTGATTTAGTGTCTTCAATTGGTGAAAAAAGAGATACTCCTGTAGTGTTGAATAGTATTACTTTTAAAGATGATTATGAGGGAGATTATTCGAATAGGCGATATCTATTATATACGTTAAATTTTACAAGTAAAACTAACTTCTTTGGACCTGTGGTAGATAACACTAATGTGTTAATTAAAAAGGTTAAAGTTAACTTCTTTAGTAATACTGATAGAAATGTTGCTAAGCGTGAAGTTCGATATACTCTTACTCCTAGAGCAACTAAAGATTATAATGATGATAACACTACAACATTAGTGGAGAATATTAATACTAAAGTCAATGAATTTGAAGTTCTTGACTCAAGTACATTTACAACTGATACATATATTAGAATTGATAATGAAAGTATGCAAATTAAATCTATAAGTGGAAATGTTATTACAGTTCATAGGGCAGTTGATGGTAGCACATTAGAAGATCATTTAGCAAATGCATCTATTGATATTATCAATTCTCAAGATGACGATTTGATTTCACTTGAAGATGCATTTACTGATGATTTTGGATTCAATGAAACTGTTGAGTTCTTTAACGATGGCGGAAAAACTTATAGTCCTTCACTAGGACAGGATGTCTAATACTTATGGATAGTTATGATAAAATTTCAGATTCATTAAATGTAGAAACTCAAATTATAAAAAAATCTGAGTTAAATTCTATTGTTCAAAGATCAACTTCATCTGAGGATGCCGAAAAAGATTATTCTTATAGTAGAGCCCAATTGTATAGTTTAATTGAAAAGGGTCAAGAAGCAGTTGATGGGATACTTGATGTTGCTGCAAGTTCAGATCATCCTCGTGCATACGAAGTTGCTGGGCAATTGATTAAAAATGTTGCGGATGTTGCAGATAAATTGGCAGATCTTCATAAAAAAATGAAAGACCTTAATGATACCTATCATGGACCGCAAACCGTAACTAACAATGCATTATATGTTGGATCTACAGCAGAATTACTAAAACTTATAAAACAAGAAAAAATAGATAAATAAGTTAGAAATATATTATTCTAAAGTGGAATTAAAAATTTCTTAAAAACTAATGGCTACTAAAAAAGAAAATACTATGGGACAGCTAATTCGTGTTGTGATTTTGAGTTGGTCTGCCGCACTACTTACAGCAAGTTATGCTGGTATGTTTGCTAAAATGGATCCTACATTCATTGCTACAGTATTCACTGCTTCTGCTGCCACTTTTGGTATTAATACAATGAAGAAAAGTGGGGGGGATGATGAAGATGAAAAAAAGGAACTTCCAAGAACTGAATTTGTTGTAGAACCATCTGTTTCATTAGAATCCCAGGTTTCAACAAATGATGAAACAACAGTATCTCTTGAAGAAAGAGTTGAGGTTCTGGAAGGTCAAGTTCAACCACGTACAACTGGGGTATAATGGCAAAATCAGTAAAAAAAGATAAGAAAGGTTCTGCTGGGTCTAAGCAGAACCAAGGTAATGCTACACAAAAAAAAGCAAAGAATGGTGGAAAGAAAAAATGAGGTATTATGGCACGAGAGTGGGATACTCCTAAACGTGAGTGTTGGAATAAATCAATACATCAAATACTAAAAGCAATAGATAACCACACCCGTCTTCATTTAGAGACGGGTAATTTTTGGCATGAAAAGCAGGCACAGATACTTAGAACATACGTTAAAGAATTAAAAGTTTTTATACATAAAGAAGAGGGATGGAATGACTGATCCAGTTTGGTCTGTAAATATTATGATTGCCATTCTATTGGCACTAACAATAGGATATATTTTATACATATTTAAACTAGCAAAAGAAGAATGAAACAATTAGCATTGGGTTTATCAATTTTAAGTTTGAGTATTAGTGGAGCACTATGCTATGGTGCATACACAACTTACCAAAAAGCACAGAAAATTTTAGATAACCCAGAAGAGTTTGTTGGTGCTGTGGTAGAGAAGCAAGTGGCAAAAGCCTTGGAAAAACTACCTATTCCTAAACTAAATATTAAGGAATTTAAGTTGCCTTTCTAATGGATAAAGATCCTTATATCTATAGAGTAAGACAAGTAATCAAAGTAGTTGATGGAGATACAATAGATGTTGCAATTGATCTTGGTTTCGATATTTCTCTTACTAAGCGAGTACGCCTTAGTGGTGTTGATACTCCAGAGAGTAGGACTACAGACCTCAAAGAAAAAACACTTGGATTAGAAGTCAAAGAATGGTTGAAGAAGAAACTCCAAGACCAAACTGACATCATCATCAAGACTGAACTTCCCGATAGTACTGAAAAGTATGGTAGGATTTTAGGTCAACTCTTTGTGGGTGATAAGGAAGTAATGTCTGTCAACAAAAAGAAATCTATCAACCAACAAATGATTGACGAAGGATACGCTTGGACTTATGATGGTGGTACAAAGAAAAAAGACTTTACTGAATTGGAAGCAAAAAGAAAATCGACACTCTAATCATAAAACGTAGTTACTTATTGTGTGCTTTTTTATATTGATCTTGTTTTGATTTCTTCTGTTCTTTTTTAAGTAGTTTTAAATTCTTCT